GTCATTTCCTAATGGTATACTGGGTTTTTTCCGCACGTGAAACACGCGCTGAATGTTTTCTTGTGATAGAGTAGTATGTCAGCATCACAAATTTTGCTGGCTGGACATGGTCACGAAGACCAGTGGTTGTCAGAACACCCAAACAGAACCTACTTTGAGGTCAAGTACGAGAAACCAAAAAACTTTATGGCATATTCGTACGAAGTTCCATTTGACCAGACTGCAGTGTACTACGGCGATACATCGACTTGTAGGCTTCCGACAAAAGGTGACTTTTCGAAACGATTTACCCTTCGTTCAACTTTACCGGCATTATATGAACCCTTAGGACCTGGATATGTGTATCCCTTGTACACAGACCAGGTGTATGGTGCCGTGTACATCCCAAATGGAACCGTCGCTATCCAGCCCGGGGATTTTGTCGGATACTTTAACACACAGTTCCAGATTGCATGGACGACAAATTTCGTAGGAACAGCCAACATAGACGTGGCGTACGACGCTTCACTTATCAAGTTTGTGTTCACATCGACAGTGTACGATTACATTTATTTCCCAGATGACATGAGCGGTGTTTTTTGGGGGTTTGATCCACGGTCGTTTGATTTTGTGACAACAGGGGGGTTCAAGGCGTACAGATTTGTGAATGGTGTCATTACAGCTCCATTTACACTCTATCAGGCGGGGTGGATCCGAGGGTTCACACCACCCCCTGACGTCGGGTTTTCATACGTCGATTCAGTCGCATGTAGGCTCGTCAAGAGCGCGACGCTTCTCATCGGTGGTCAGACGATTGATAAACTCACGAGTGAAAGACTCATCATCGAGGATGACCTCGGCGTCGCCTATGAAAATCAGGCAGGTCTTACGATTCTGGAAGGCAAAAATGACACGTCACCAGTGTATGCACCGAGAGAATACTATACGCGTTTGACATTTAACACCGACAAACTGAACATGAAAGCACTTTACAATCAGGATGTCCGAATCGACATTGAGTATGAAAAATTTGAAAATCTTCCTTCGAATTTAATCACAACAAACGGGTTTTTAGATGGAGCTTCGTATGTAACATCAAACCTTCAAGCTATTACAGCTGATGGTATAAATAATTTCAATGTACAGTCGGTTATCGGCTGGAAAAACTACGTCATCATGGGTCCATTGCAGTCTGATTCTTCATTTCGATTTTATAACGAAGATACCGGAACATTTTATAAATGGACGCCGGGAGGTGCTTACAGTGGTTCGTTTATAACTGTAAACGGCGGAACCATATACAGATCAGCAGGTCCGTATCTCAAAAGAGCAGATTTAAATACCGTGCTTGCAGCGAGCACAACCCCATGGACGACGAGTACGGTAGGTGTTTTTTCTGTATTTCCAGTCATCCCATATGGCGATGCAAATAACACAATTATTACTGTACTCAGTGACGCTCGCTACGTGTACTTGCAATATGCAGTAAATTATTATATCATTGGGTCAACGTTTACGAGTTTGGTGAGCGGTACAGTTGATGGAACGCAAACAATATGGACCGTTACATATCGGTTTTACAATAAAACAGCTCCGTTGTCTCCAGCTGACCAAGCAGCTCTACAAACATTCTGGGCTACATATGGGTCAACTACATCTGTTGCCGGTCCAACTATATTTCCATCGAGCAGCGTAATTTCTTCAATGACGCAAGTTGGTTTAAATGTCACTGTCGTTGGAACGTTGACGTATGCAACTGCTACACTCACAGGTGCCGCACATATACCAGCAATTAATCTTCATAGTAATTTAATATGGCTACAATATGATTCGACTGGCGATTTTAACTCATCGGCTTCATATCAAATTATTCTTTTACCTTCAGGTCCCGCCACAGGCTCCCCGATATCTGTGAAAGATGCTTTTCCTGGTATTTTTGATGCACAACAACTTACAAATACGAATTATTACTTCAAGCCTGTATTCGATGGTCGATATATCTATTTTGCAACAGTATCTCCATACATAGCACAGTGGGATACACTTAGCGGCGGATATCTATTTACAGACGCTGGTACATTTTCTCCAAATCCACTGTACAACTCCTTGATGTTATCTGATGGGAGATACCTATACATGGGTTCAAGTTCTGTACGTGGTTCAAATGGAACCTTTTCACGATATGACACCACACTATCAATTTTTCAACAATCGTCTTGGGAATATTTCACAGGAGATACGTTAATTCGTGCGAATGATTTTGAATTTAGTCAAGCTGTTGGTTTTGATGGTAAATATATGTATTTTTTCACAAACTTTGTTGAACAAAGCGCCATCTTTCCAATTACTGATTTTTCAAGAGTGACAACATGGCACAAATATGATACAACAAAACCTTTTAATGATGTAAATTCTTGGGAATGGATTGACTTTCGCCCAGATGGAACAATTAACGCTTCAGATGGTTCTCATCCAAACATATCACTTCTTACTCACCGTACAAATGTTCTTAATACAGATCCGACATATAGACTTACAATACAAGGTATGAGGTTTGTCGTAGGTTCAAGATATATTTACATTGTAGAATTCGATGACTCGCCTGATCCAAACGCGACATATCAAGATTTTATTCAGTATAATCCTTTGACAATGGCGGGAACACTCGCGTCAAGCATGATTATCAAGTATGAAACCTTTGACGAACCAGCCCCACCACGTTCACAAAACCTGTACGGTCAAACAATAGTCAATGAGTTTACGATTCTCCAGGGGCAAACAGAAGGGTCTTTTCGACTCGACGTACGTGGACCGGTTCGTGAGTTTTGGATCACGGTCGATTCTCCAGGCGTTATCAACCATGTTGTATTCCGTCTGAATAACGAAATCCTCGTCGATGACGATCAAATCATGACACGATACATTCGAGCGTTCGAAGCGCACACGAGCATGCCATCGTCGAGCAATGTCTGTGTGTACTCTGTTTCTTGGGACCCAGAGCGACTTGCACCATCTGGAACCGTGAACATGTCGCGTGTCGCTGAACAATACGTAGACGTCACGTTGGTATCAGCAGCCCCCTCGAATGTAAAACTTCAAGTGTTCTCTAAAGTGTTCAATCTTCTCGCCATCCAAGGCGGAATCGGCGGACTTATTTTCGACTCGTAAAGTAGAAGAGGAATGGATTCCTCGACAGGCCCACCGGCTCAGTTTTCACACCAGGTGACACGCCTTCAATTCCCAAAAGATGTTCACTTTGGCGATGACATTTCGATATGGATCGCCAAAGTGGGTGACGTGGCTCTTGGCAACATGTACCTCCGGGTCGATTGGCCCGTCGCAGCTTCAGTCGACGATTCGACAGGCACGCGCATGATTGAGTTTGTCGAACTCCGGTACGAGAATGACCTCCTCGAGCGTCACTACGGCGAATCGCTCGAACTCATGAATGATCTCACCGTCACGACTGGGAAGCAACCGGTTCTGACGACACTCGTCGGCAAGGGTCTGACGAGTAATCTGTCGGCGTACTACATTCGCATGCCTTTTCGGCTCAATTTGCCCCTGTGTGCACTCGATAAAGCACCGGTGTTTCGTGTCAAGTTTCGAGCCAGTCAAGAGTTTTCAACCCTAAATTGGACAGCAGCTATCAATGTCAATCTGTTTGTCGATTACGTGTACGTGACCAAAGCCGAACGTGACTATTTCAAAACAGCAAAGATCGATTACCTTACCCATACGATTCAGAGTCTACAGTTTACAGTAGGTGCAAACATCACAAAGTCGTCATTCCTGACTGAGTTTACACGACCGGTCAAGGAACTGTATTGGGTTATCCAGACGGACGGATCAGCCGCCTATGACTATACGAACATCGGAGCCGAACAGCTCGTTTCGTTGCGTCTCCAGTTTAACGGCGTCGACGTCATCCCTGTCGAGATTGGAACACCTCTGTTCCTTCGAACAATTCAGGGGCTTGAGAATCACACACGTGTACCTGATCGGCAGTTTTACATGTACACATTCGCACTGGACCCCGAACACCCGACGCAACCCACTGGATCCGTGAACATGTCCACAATGACACGCCAGATGCACACACTCGAACTGTCATCGTGTGCATATTCACGCCAGATTCGGGTCTACGCCGTGACGCACAACGTCGTTCGGATTGCAGACGGTGCGGCAACGTCACTGTTTGATACAGTTCAGGAAGGTGGTACTACACTAGCTGGACTTGGAGAGTTAAGCACCCTTCCTACTGCAGGGAGCGCTCAATGGGCGACGCGTATTGGAGGTATAGGTGATGAGATTGGGAGCGAAATTTCAGTAGACGGTTCTGGAAATTCGTACGTCGTAGGGATTTATGGTCCTAATCCTGCTACAATTTATAATGCAGATGGAACTACATTTGGAACTTTGGTAAACAGTGGTTCTTTTGACGTCTATATAGTAAAGTATAACAAGGCTGGAACCGCTCAATGGGCGACGCGTATTGCTGGTTCAACTGTAGACGCTGGGTATGGTATTTCAGTTGACGATTCTGGAAATTCGTACGTCACGGGGTATTATGATTCTAATCCGGTTACAATTTACAATTCAGATGGAAGTACGTTTGGAACTTTGGTAAACAGTGGTTTTAGTGACACCTTTATAGTCAAGTATAACACGTCTGGAACTGCTCAATGGGCGACGCGTATTGCTGATGCAATTATCGAGTATGGATACGGTATTTCAGTTGACGATTCTGGAAATGTGTACGTCACGGGAACCTATGGTGCTAATCCGGCTACAATTTACAACGCAGATGGAAGTACGTTTGGAACTTTGGTAAACAGTGGTTCTGTTGACGTCTTTGTAGTCAAATATAACACGTCTGGAACAGCTCAATGGGCGACGCGTATTGCTGGTTCAACTATTGATATTGGATACGGTATTTCAGTTGATAGAGATGGAAATGTGTACGTCACCGGGTATTATAATTCTATTATTCTTACAATTTATAACGCAGATACGAGTACGTTTGGAATTTTGCCAAACAGTGGTTCTTATGACGCCTTTATAGTAAAGTATAACACGTCTGGAACCGCTCAATGGGCGACGCATATTGGTGGTACAGGTAACGACCCTGGGTATGATATTTCAGTTGATAGAGCTGGAAATTCTTACGTCACGGGGTACTATGGTTCTAATCCGGTTACAATTTACAATGCAGGTGGAAGTACATTTGGAACTTTGTTGAATTCTGGAATTAATAATGCCTATATAGTCAAGTATAATACATATGGAATAGCTCAATGGGCGACACGTATTGCTGGTTCAGGTAACGTCACTGGGGACGGTATTTCAGTTGACGGTTCTGGAAATTCGTACGTCACGGGAGCATATGATTCTAATATGGTTACAATTTATAACGCAGATGGAAGTACGTTTGAAACGTTGACAAACAGTGGTTTTTATGACGTCTTTGTAGTCAAATATAACACGTCTGGAATGGCTCAATGGGCGACGCGTATCGGAGGTACAACTAGTGATATTGGATACGGTATTTCATTTGACATTTCTGGAAATGTGTACGTCACAGGGGTTTATGAATATAATCCGGTCACAGTTTACAACGCAGATGGAAGTACGTTTGAAACTTTGACAAACAGTGGTTTTTATGACACCTTCATAGTTAAGTACTCGTCTTAAAGGCTAACAAGTACTTGTGATTAATGGAGAAATCGATAATGGACATATTTCTACCCGTGATGGAGTCGTCCGTCGTTCTCGCTGCTCACTACGCCAAGGCGACCGGGCGTGATTGTGTCGTGGCTCAGGACATGTGCTACGGGCTCATGTACGCTGC